AACGTAAGCCACTTGACGAGGTAGCACTTACTGAGCATTTAAAAGCCACAGGAGGGCTTGATGAGGTCGGAGGCATAGCTGGTATACTTAACATAATGAACGGGGCTTCTACGGCTTCTGAGGCACAATTCCTTGTGCATACACTGGTAGAGAAGTCAAAGCTACGTAAGATAATACGTGCATCCAGGCTTGCTGTTGAAGAAGCTGAAAGCGAAAAGTTTGAGTCCCAGACCATACAATCCAAACTTGAGGCTACCATCAACGACATACCTAATGAGTCCGACAGGGAGTCCAACATTGGCTCATCGGCTCGTTGTATTATTGAGGAGCTTGACAGCATCAGGGATGGTACGTTTCAACCAGATGTAGTAAGGACACACGCCAGTAGGTTGGACAACTATCTAGGTAATCGAGGCATAGCAGCAGGTGAGGTAATGACAGTAGCTGCACCTACATCCTGCGGTAAGTCAGCCCTAGCTCTGTTCATAGCCCTACAGGCTGTAAAGAAGGACGGCCACAGCTGTCTAATATTTTCTTTTGAGATGCCTCAGAAGCAACTGACCAAGCGTATGATACAGATTATGTCAGGTGTAAACCTTCGTAGCGTTGAAGAAGGTACAGCTTCAGATAAACAGGTACAGCGTGTCAAAGACATAGCAAAGGAGATCGAAACTTTACCAATTCACACGGCGCACTCAGTGCGTGGAGCTGATGACCTCTTCAGCCAGACTCGTAGGTACGTTAACAAGAAGGGCGTAAAGCTGGTGGTCATTGACTACCTACAGCTGATACCATTTAATTCAAACAGGATGAGCAAGAATGAAGGCATAGCTAATATCTCTCACCGCATCAAACAGATGGCGCTGGAGCTAGACATAGCTGTGATACTTCTGGCTCAGGTTAACAGAGAAGGTGCCAAGCGTGGAGCTTTGGATGTGTATGACCTCAAGGACTCAGGCGACATTGAGAATGATGCTGACGTTGTACTGGTTATGTACCCATCAGGAGGTGACGTTGAGTCCAGCAAGGACAAGGACCACAATGGTCCTTACACAAATTTAATATACAAGTTAGCCAAGAACAGAGAAGGAGAAAGAGGAGTCGAGGACTTCTTTAAATTTTATCATTGCATAGGGAGGTTTTTATAATGAAAGAAATAGAAGTAGCTCACGCACTAATGGACGCTTACCCCGATATGCCAGAGCTGCGGCCAGCTATTGACAGAAGCAGTCCCTTTGACTTCGAGAGTGATGCGTACCTAGTTGAGATTAAGGTACGCCGTAAGGCCTATGACCCCTGGGTGATTGAGGAAATGAAGATTGACACCAACATAGGCATAGCGGAGTCAGTAAAGAAACAATTTATTTATGTAACCGTGTACAGGGATACCATCTACGTATGGAACATAACCAAGATGAAGAGGGCTGACTATGACTTCGGTATAGAGAAGCGTGGTATGCCTCACACAACTGACTTTGGAGGCAGAGGTATGATTACTAAATTAGTAGGTTATCTTTGGAATAAGGATGCAATAGAAATTGACATCAGTAAAAAATAAATCAGTATGAAACTATGACAGACAAAGATTTACAGTACAACCTTGAGAGGGTTCAAACAAAGATCGAGATGATACGCCAGGAGTCCAGGGTTCTATCCTACAAAATTGATCGTATGATGGAACAACGTAAGGAACTACAGACCGAGAAGCGTCAACTGAAGGATCTAGTTGAATCCTACAATGTATAATAAATTTGAGGTAAGCTGACGGAGTAATCCACAGCGGGAGTTTTAGCAGTGTAGTTCTCCTATTTGATTCCTCAGTGGTAAGGTAGCCTCACCCTTAGTTGATTGGGGGTGGGGCTTTTTATATAGCACCAGCAGGAATTAAGAACGGACGTTCTCCTTCACGCGCCCTTCTCATATACTCTCTACGCTCTCTCTCCTTTTGAAATCCAAATACCCTGTTTATAACATCAGAGAATGGTAGCAGGGTAACAAACTTACTTTCAGTAATTGCCTTCTCTCCA